GGTGATGTTCTAATTCCTACGTCACCCTTCTTCGTAGATCGGTCGTAAGTACCGAGTGCTACGACCTGCTTATGTCTGAGGTCTGTCTCGATGTCTACACTATATATCTTATCAGAATAAATCCAAGCTTCTTGATCAGCAAACTCAGCTGCATTAGGGTCTACTTCTATTCCTAACTGTGTTAATAGACTCTGCGTAGCTTGTATATATCCGCTAGACTCAAACTCTTGATCGACTGTTAGGGTAACTGCATCCCAATGACCTGTATCTTTCAACCACTGGATAAAGGCTTGCTCTGGGTTCTGAGCTACAATAGCTTCGATCTCCTCGTCTCCCTTAAACCCGGCTTCGAAAGCATACTCTCTAGCTTTGAAGTAGAACTCATTATCATTAATGAACGACTCGATATCATCGAAAGCAGACATCTGCTTATAAAGCCCGGTAGCCTCCTCGATGATTGGAGCTAGGTCTACCTTACCTGATCCTTCTGCAAACGTCACATTGAACACATCGGCATCTAGGAACGGAAGGAACATACTAGGAGTCGAAGCTCTTCGATCTCCTAAGATCATTAAGGCTCCTAATATCGTAGCTACTCCCCGTGCCTTATGGCCAGCCTCTCCTGAGCCTGTTCTTGCTAAGCGGATCTTAGCGTCTAACTTAGACTTAAGGTTGAAGAGGGGTGTAGACAAGCCTTGCTTATCTCCCGCCTCTAGGCTATACGAGTATTCCACTAAAGGAGAAATAAGAGCTTCCACCCAAGGCTTCTTCATTCCGGGGATAGGTGCAATAGAGCCGCTCTGATAAGCGTCGAGATCTACTACATCTAAAGCAAACTTACTCAGAGAAATCCCCTTATCTGAAATCATCCGTGGGGTCTCAGATTCTAATGCTTGTGCGAGGATTGTAAAAGCTCGGCTAATCTTAGCCGCCTTCTCTATATTATGCCGTGTAGTGAATCCGATAGCTGATCGAATAGAGTCCTGTACGGAATCAGCTCTAATAGGCCTTCCGTCATCGCCCTTCTTCCAACCAAAGGTTTTGCCTAAGAGCTTTGCCTGCTGCATCTCATACAGTGGTTCTATATTGTCTATGATACCAAATAACTGGAAGGCAGACTCAGCTGTCAGAGCAACCTTAAACTTCTGACCTATTAGTTTATACATTCTAGGGGCTCTGGTTAAGAAGCCGAATCCTATCTCAGCTAGGCCATGTCGCCCCCTGAAAGAGATCTCCTCCTTCTTTCCTCTAGTCGTGCTCTCAGACACAGCATGCTCTAAAGCGAATTTCACGACGCTAGGTTCTAAAGACCCATCGTTTATCGCTCTAGCTATAGAGAATTCTAAGGTTACAGTCGTACCTTTCTCACCCCTAGCCTTAAGTTTGGCTATCTCTATGATAGAGTTACGATCCTCTCTATCAATAACCTCTTCCCACATACGGGGGTCTTTATAAGCCTTTTTCTTTTTTCCTTTCAGGTTCGCATACGGCTTAGTTCCGTCCGGTCTCTGGTACGTTTTCAGCACAGGAGCAATATAGTCTTGGTATAAGAAGATAGGCATGAACCTCTTGGAGTCATGGGCTTGGATAATACCAGACTCAATGGCCAGATCCTTCATGATATTCCGCCAAGAGATTTGGTTATCTCCAATCACTTCCTTCCATAAAGCTACATCTGCTTGGTCTGTTAAAATAGGGACACCCTCAACAGGCATCAAGGGGAACCTAAGCTCATCAGAAATCAACGTATCCTGTAGTAACCGACCACGGGGGTTATCCTCACTCTGAAGGTCTCCTGTAAGAACATCTTTCCATGTATCCTCTAAAGCAATTCTACTCTGGACCGCTAAGGGGTTGGCTTCATTAGCCAGTACTAAACTATTGTGTTCTTTCTCTTTCATATTTCTAGAGACTTCGGATAACATATGAAGAGCAGATAGCCACTGTTCCCTTCTATGTATAATCTGATCATCACTCATATCCTTCGCCGCATAGAAGATCATCTCTTCTCTGATCTTCTCGATCTCTTTAATAATATGTAAATATGGATAGACGTTCCCCGGATCCTTATATACATAAGGTTGTAAGCCTCTCTTAGCTGCCCAAGTATCTATATCTCTCGCTAAGTCACCTGCCAAGAAACCATCCTCATCGGCGGCTATCCCCTTGAGAGATAAGTAATCAATAGTAGTGGTTGGTGCTTGGCCCACGTCCTCTCTTTTCCAAGGTACGGCCCAACCCATTGCGTCTCTATTCTTATAGGCTGCTGGTCCCGTGAGGTCCTCCATAGAATGCTTAGTACCTAGTAATTCCTGAGCCTTGTTTTGCAGCACCCTTCGCTGCAAGGCTAAGACACCCCTATCTCCGAACGGTAGTTCGTGGTATAAAGGTCTCGTGCTTAGAATCCCCTTCGGTGGGCTAGAGTCAACGTAACCCCCCTCATCTCCTTCAGTTCTTCTATACGGTCTCTTAGCATAGCCCGATCTTAGGGCAGCTTCGTCTGAACGAATAGTTCCCATCTTACCCTTAAGTATCAATTCTTCCGTAGACATCTCAGACTCGAGTTGCATCTCCATCGGGAGTTCTGTACTCATTCGATCTGAGTGATCTATCCACCTACTCATCAAGTCTTGATAGAATCCCGTATCTGTATCCTCTACAGTATATTCAGGGAATATACTTGCTGGTGGTTTTTCATAAGAAGCCCACCACAACATCTGCTGCATATCTAATAAGTGATCTATTTGAGCTTCGGCCTCACTCTCTGATAAGTTGTGGAAAGGGTTATCCACTAAGTCATAGAGCCCGAGGGCCTTATCTGCGTCCTCTACGTTTAAGAATTCTCGGAAGGCAGCTTGAGTATTCTTTGGTGTCCATTCTGTCCCAGCGGCTGTAGCTTCTTCCTTCTGGTTATTTATATAATCTTCAAATGTTCTGAATGGGAAATCAATAATCTTACCACTCTCTTTATCTCGGATTTTAACTGTAGTACTAGCTACTCTATCCGCGAACACGCCTGTTAGTGTTGACAGAGAAACAAGAGCTTGATACTCTCTATGCGACATCGTACTCCACCCAATAGGGAAGTATAGGTTTCGATTTAAGAGTCCTCCAACTTGGTGTTCAATATCGATCCCGCTGAGTCCTAACGCTTCCACCAATAACTTAGCTCTTTCTAAATTAATTCGATGCGCAGAAGCACCTAACATATTCAATGCCTTGAAAGCCCCTATCTCATTCTGAGGAACTTGGAAACCCATAAGCTGTTCCATGTAGAGTAGATCCTCATTCGTCAGTGTCTGCCCTTTTTTAGTCCTGAGGAAATCCTCTACCGCTTGGATCTTATCGGCATATCTAGCTTTTGTCTTTCCTAGTGTCTCCTCGTTCAATACCCCGTAGTCTAAACGCGTAATCTTATTTAACCCCTCATCAAAAAGCTTCTTTGCGTCCTTCGCTCTAATAATAGAAGAGGCTTGGGTAGCTCCCATAGGCTTCGCTTCGGTACTTGTAGTGAAGTTAGCCTCTCCCACACTGCCGTTCTTTCCCTTCATATGAACTACAGCATTACCTTCAACTCTAGAATCAAGGGATCGTGCTTTCACGGCTGAGTCCCACTCTTCTGCTAAGTCTGATACTAAATCAAAGTGCCCTTCTCTGGCTCTATCGAGACCCAGGAATCGTGTTACAGCTAGCTTTACTTGGGGGGTTATTCCGGTGACTTCTTCGAGGACGTTCTGTCCTTCTGATAAAGCCGTACTTAGATCCTTCGTGGTTAAGGAGAAGAGTGCCTCGCCTAGGGCCAAGACTTCAGCTCCGTCTCTCTGATAGAAATCATACCCTATTGCTGCACCCAATGCTGTGACTGCTTTAGTACCTTCACCGCCGGGCTTCAAGAATTCTTTCTTAAAGTTATTCAAGGCACCAGAGTATACAAGTCTCATGACTGGTGGTTTGAATATAGCCCTTATCTTACCCGTGAGTTCAGAAGAAGCTCCTTTTAATTCTTCTACTGAATTAAAAGTAGATAGTTCCAGAATCGTCTCACCTAGTTTACCCATAGCTTTTATGGTATCGTGGTCTTGGTTCTCTTGTATCATCTTAGAGAGACGTAACCCTGTACCTAGATAGAAGTCTTCCGCTTCCTTAGTAGTGAACTTACTATGTTTTAGAATGGTCTCGAAGAGACCATCCTTTTCAATAGCTCTTGCTATCTCCTTAGTACCGTGTTCTTTCTTTAATACTTCTACTAGAGCATCTATAGCTCCGGGATCAGAAGCCAGAGATAAGGCCTTCATCTCATAGATACCCGATCCTGTTCTATCTGATTGGTTCTCGTATGAGAATAACTCATGTAGACTCATGTTAGGATTTTTGGACCGCCATTCACTAAACCTCGCGGCTTCTGTTGCAATAACCCCTGCGGTTAACCCCTCATATATAGGAGACATCTGCTCAAAGGCTAATACCTCTCCGATCATATGATACGGCACTAAGATATCATCACCATGAGAGAAAGCTGGTAAAAAGTTGTTTAACTCCCCCCTAAATCTCATTGGGTTGTCCCTGCTCGCAAGAATCTGGTCATATATCGTAGAGAAAGCTAGGTTAGGCATCCTATACAGATAATCATTCAACCAACTCTTCAGCGTCTCTTTGGATGGGATCGTTTGATCTAAAGCTCCTCCCACCGTTTGGGGAATTACTCTAGTACCTAAGGAGAAGCCTGTGGGATTAGGGGTCCCTCTCTCGTTAACGGTCTGAATGAACTCCGCCAAAGCTTCTTTCTGCTGTGTTGTAAAGGAGTCATGACCTAATATGTGATTAGCTCTGCTCCAAAACCTATGTTGATTAATGATACCGGCAAGATGATACAACGCTATAGGAGCCATTCGATTACTCTCACCGAAGACGGCTTCTACAACCCTTAACGATTCCCCTGCCTTCATGACTGCTTCGTTGTTGAAGGATGCTTCTGTCGATTCTCCGGCATGCGTAAGACCCCACTGCCTAGCTAAGGGGGTATTTGTAAGCATGTCTACGAGTCCTGATCCCACCTCCGTAGCAGCAGCCCAATCTATATCCCCGTTACCAAAGCCCTCGACAGTCCACCTAGTATCTTCAGTATCAGGTGTTAAGTCTCCTATCTTTCGCACAATAAGCGAGGCAATCTCATCAATAGTTACTTCATCGTGAAAATCTTCCCCTAATTGATCCATGATTTCCGCGAAGACTTGTTCTTTTACGTGCCCCCTCTCGGATCTTGTCTTAATTCTTAGGCGGGCGGCGATAGCTGTTATTACCTCGTTTCTATAAAGACTGCCATTATGTTTCTCGGTTTCCCCGAATAATATAGGCTTTCCTGTTACTTCATCATATGCTTTAATATACCCTTGCTTTCTCCACATATCTCCATAAATAGGTCTAAAGGAGTCTTCCATATTCTCTATGAATCGGATCGCCACAAAATAGTTCATCACATCACTTGGGTTATCCCCTTGCCCTATGATCTCCCTCTCATAAGCTTCCGCTAGCTTTCGTCTAGCGTCCGATGTCCAGTTAGCCATACGACCCACAGCACGAGCGTGCTCAAGTTTCGCGATCTCTATTACTTTATGAATACCATACTTACTTTCAGCCAGCCGCCCAGCATTCGCTGCGGATGATTTCATAGGTCCTGTGGTCTCTCCTTCCAACATAGCTGCTTGGAATACCTTGTGAATACCGAGTCCCACGTCCTTAAACATCTCAGGCATTACACCATATATTCTATCCGCGTCTACATAGGCCTTATCTCCTACCATCTCAAAGGCTTCGCTATGGGCGTTTCGTAGGATACTCTTAAGACCTTCTGTATACGCCGCCCACCCTAAACTACTTTGGTATAAGGCTTCTGGGGAATCTTCTGCGATTTGAAGCATCGCTGGTTCTTTGAAAATACGACCAGTTGATATAGCAACGGGACGGCCTTCACTTTGTCGGAGGATGCTTGGGTCGGCTTTTTGGAATAAGACTTTTTTCTTTTTCTCTAGTGATGTGAAATTCACGTTTAATTCTGCGAGCCTAGAGTCGGGTGCCTCCGTAAGGGCCTTTTTTAAGGCGGTATAGTTGGCCCACTCTTTTTTAGGTATTGTAGTACCTGATCTTTGAATTACCTCCATCCGCCTAAAATAGATTAACCAATAAGCAGGAGAATGTTTTAAAGTCTCAGGATAAGAATGCAGGGCCGCCTCCCAATCTTCTTCAGTCATTGTTTTATCTTTATCTAAAAATTTATCTTGTCCGAATACCGTGGTCTTAAGGTGGTGTATCATTTCATCTACATGGAGCCGCCCCTCTTCGCCAGTCTTTATACCAAAAGCCTGTGTCGCTTCCTTCCAAGTTAAAGGCCTTCCCGTTTTCTCTTTTATATCTCTCAAGGCTTTCTTATCGGAGTGTGCTTCGTTTAATAGGTCTATTATCAGCAATAGATATTGTCTTTTCGCGTGATATAAATAAACTTCCTTTTTTATTTTTGCTGCTTCTTGTCGAGAATAATCCCACTGCATGTAGCCCCGCCTTCTTCCGTCTTGTGCAGCGGGCTCATCAAGCTCTACTTTATAACGGAGTAGCGGAAGATTTATAGTCCCACCCTTTGCTACAGCAGAGTCAAAATGATCTGAGTATTTCTTCAGTAAACTTTTACCAGCCTCGGTTTGTGAAAAATTATCTAAAAGTGCTTCGGCCCAAATTTTTCGTTGTAGTACTCTTTTTGAACGATGCCTTGAATTCCATATAAAGTGATACCCTTCATGAGCTGCTATTACAGAAAAAGCTTTTATTTTCATTTTTGAATTAAGGACCATGTGAATTCCGGGAACTGTATCCCCTTCGCCCCCAAACCGAAATGGAGCAAAGTATGCTTCGGTATTTTTTCGCTCTCGAATAGGATATAAACCTTCTTCTGTTATATCCGCTACTAAATGCAACAATAGTTTATCATTATCTATTAACTGTTGCAATACCTCTCTACCACCAACTACTGTTGCCAGAGCCTCAAATATAGCTTTTGATCTTTTCTTATAGGTCCCCAGTCTAAGCTTATGTATAGCCTCTGAAATCATATATTTAAGTACAGAGGGTGTTAAGACTTCTGGGGATTTTTCTAAACCTTCTGTTATAGGGCCTGGATCAAGTTCTGTTTTTGCAGGGATCTCCTCCAGTGATTCTAGAAGATACAGCTCATTCAAATCTTTTTCTTTTTGGAAGTAAGTATCCATATCCATCATTCTTAATTGCTCATTTACATCGATCCCCTCAAGCCAACTTGGAATCCAATCTTCTCCCAAGTCACCCCTCTCGCCTGCCGTTTGTTCTCTGACTCTATGGTACCACTCTGCTCTCAATACGTCTTGTTCATTGCTGTATAACCCTGACACCCAATGCTCTTCTATATATCCCTCTAATTGTTCTATAAGAACCCGGCGAATATGTGGGTCCGTGAAGGCATCCAAGGGCACCCGTTCCTGAGATGTCTCTAACTCATCTAGTTGTAATAGTACATTAAGGCCTACACTTATGGCACCCTCCTCTTGTAGTAAAGCCTCAGAAGCAGTATTAAAGTCATCTTGGGTTCCCTTCTTAAAGACAACGTCTTCCCGTGTAAGACCCGTAGTTTCCAGTAACTCTGCAACAGCCACGGCCTCTGCTGGAGTTAATCCAAATGCTTTTTCTATCGTGCTAGTTGTGTTCGCTCTAGTTATTGAACCTACAGTATCGGAAGAGATGGCCTGTCTTGACACCAAAGCATCAAACACCCTCTTAACCTCGGGTGTTATGTCTACCCCCTCTAAGGACGTTCCTAAGATCCCGTTGTAAATCTTAGCGATGATGTTTCCCAAGGTTCTGAAGACGCTCTTAAGCCTCTCTCCAGCATTCTCAGGTGCTTCACCTGTTCGTATGTATCTTTCAAATCCACGAGCAAACCTCTCCTCTGCCTCCTGAGTCCAGTTGCTGTCATCTGCTCCTGCCCATGTCTCTAAAGCTGTGAGATCCTCTGGTGTGATTTCGTTAGCTTGATATAAGACCTTTTGTCTTAAGACGTGGGCGATCTCGTGGATAGCGGTGGATACATCAGCACCCTCGAACGCCGTGATCAAGGAAATACCGGCCTCCTGTATTTGGACCATGCCCTTAATTCTGTGTCCAGCCTCATTCCAGACTCCTTCTGAGCCGAAGGGTTTACCGGGGGTGGAGTTTGCCAACACCTCAGCAGCTGTGAAAGCTACCCAAGGTGCTTGATCGTTCGATCTTGTTAAAGGATCCTGCGAGGTTCTCTTTCTATTGTTTTGAGCCATCCTGAACAAGGACCCCGGTGTTTTATTCTTAATGTTTTCTAGTGCAGATTTCTCAGACTTATTCATTATAGCAATAGCTTGGTCAGCTGTGATCTCTTGGTGTCTAAACCTAGACAAGGCTTCTCCAGTCAACTCTGTTAAACCAGTAGTGTAAACAGTAGATTGTACGGAATGCGGGGATACCCACGCCCCAGCTCGGTCTTTTCCTATAGGCTCAAACATTTCTCCGTAGAGGAATACGACCTCTTCCCCAGCTTCCTTAGCTGCCTCTCTTCTCTGTGCCAATACAGCATCGAACTGACTCCGTCGCTCCGCGATCAACTTCTTCTCAGCCTTCCTGAAGTTAATTACTCTATCCCATGATGCGAGTCTGTCATGTCTTCTATTAGAGACGCGTTCCCACCGAACATCTAAGGCTGTATATAGTGTATTAAGAACATCCATTTGCTCTGATAGCTGGTCTCTAAGAGCGAAGTAACCCTCGTGTCTCGTAAGTGCAGCCAGTCTAGCCGCCTCTGCTGTCTCTGCTCCTTGTGTCATCACGTCTATCACGGCCTTACGAGTCAGGGTTTTAGCCGCGATCATCTTATTTAACGAAGCCACAACCGCAGTATCGCCTCTCTTCTGTGCGAGGTTCCTTAGTCGTGTCAACCTAGATGTAATTAAATTAAGATTCTCAGTAGATAGGTTTGCTTTCCTAACCCGAGCAGCTGCTGCCCCTTTTTTTGTAAGAGGAAATAAAGATAGAATCCTATCAGCAGCTTTAACAAAAGCATTACTTGTTCTTCTATAGCTTCTGAACTCCGATTCAATAGTAGCGGCATCGGGATGCTCTGTTATCTGTTTCGTGAGATCACGGATGGTAGCCTCTAGGTCCATAAGCTTAGAAGATTCTTGTCTTGTTATAACGGTCCCTAGATTCTCTAGTTGAAGTAGGATAGAATCGAACTTTTGTTTTATTACTCTGATATCAGATCTTATCTTCGTAATCCGATCCTTCTCATCCTGAGCGTTGTCGCGAGCCTCTTCTGCGGCTGTTATCTTATCAACCGATCCTTCAGCTTCTGCCTCGGTTAGACCTTCCTCCGCACTTTCTAACGCTTCAGTTGCGTTTGTTTCCTCTTGTTGCCACGCTTTATCCACGTTATTCAGATCGCTCAATCCCCTATTTGTTCTCACGGCGGTTGTATTCGCCCTACCTCCGCTCCTAGTTGGTGAGGATACAGGCGATACCGGAGAGCCATCGGGTACAGGAACCTGACTTGCCTCGGTTGTAACACCATCGGCTTGTGTAGTAATCTCTTGTTCTTCAGCTACTATCCGGTCTTTCTCTTCTTGATCAATCTCCAGAGCCACCATAAACTTCTCATCGAAGTCCATAGCATCAGGGTCTTTCCCGTCATCTCTGATACGTTCTCGAACAGCCGCGTCTAATTCCTCGTCAACAGATACTTCGTATTGGTGAATGTCTCCTGAATCTAAGCCATCAATTACCTCTTGGGCTGATATGTTATGCTTCCTGCCATACTTCTGTATATCCATTATCTGTGATATTTGTGATCTAACTTCTGCTAGAATGGAAGGACTGTCTACGGCGGCGTTAATTTCCGGTAATCTCGTTAGATTATCATAAGCTGCTAATAAGATCTCAGAGGGAGAGTAACCCCTCTCTCTATCTGGAAGAGCATCTAATGCTTTTTCTAAAAGGTCTAGCCCTTCTTCTCCATGTAGCCCAAGCCTCTTCATCATAATAGATAAACTAAGACCGACATCTGAAGAACCCTCTGAGTCTAAACTAAACTCACCTACGTCCCCAAGGGAAGCACCTTCCTCTAAGTGAGGTTGGATCTTTCTACCAATTCTATCAATTAATTCAGCCCGGTCTAACCACATCCCACCTACCTCAGGATCCATTAATGTTTTGGTGGTTTGGAACACCTCTAATACCTCTCTACTAAACTTCCCATATTTAGAGGCTTTCGACTTTGCACCTAAGGTGAAGGGTAGAGATAACGTCCCTGCTACTGTTTTACCACCGAGATGAAAAGCACCACCCATAACAGGATTAATAGCAGGACTGAGAAGAGCTTCGAACACCGTCTCGATACCTATTCTACCCCAGTCTACATCCTTCTGGTGTCTTAATGCTACCCTTCTCTTTTGGTTTCTAAACTCCGCTAAGAATCCCGTGATCGTACCTTCCATTGCATTACCTAGGGTATAGACCCCAACTCTCTGTAAACGAGAGAACCTTTGATATCTATCCCGGCCAATTTTAGCACGTAGGATAGCCGGTCCAATATTCTCTGGCAGTGCATATTGCAGTTTTACGAACTTTTGTGCTATATTAACAGAACGTCTAGCGGCTTTAGTAGCCCCGAAAACCCTACTAGCGATAGAGGCATAAACAGAGAAGCCGCCTGTAGGCACCAAGAGAAGTAAGGACAACGCCGTACTAGGTACTAAATCTGGATCGTTTATAATACCGTTAATAACTAGATTCTTTGTCCAATCATAACCGATTTCTAAACTACTAGCGTTATCGTAGAAGTGTTTCATTGACTTCCCTACTTCTACTTTTCTACCAGCATCAGATAACCTATAGAAGAACTCTACAGGATTCTCTGAATTTTTCACTATATCATATAAAGCATCCCTCGAGCCAAACATCTCGAGGTATGTCCGAACCCGCTCAGGGTCCCTCTCGATAAGAATATCCAAAGCCTCCTTCGGATCCCAATCCGCAGGGCCTTCGCTTAAAATCATATCTGTGATGTCAGACACACCCGGTACTCCTACCCCGCCCCATTGATCCCACCAGTTCCATCCCGACAAGGATGCAGAGTAGTCTAGTGCGTCTTGCTGCTCATTAGAAAAATCTAACATAGTACCCATATATAGGTTCTCATTCCTGATATGATTAATACGTTCTGCGAAGTACCGCATTGTAGAGGTATTCTGAGCCATATATCCTGTCTGATAATCCTCAGCCATAGAGTCCCAAGAAGCTACGTTGTGGTCTAAGAACCCTTTATAGGCTTTACCATCAGAGGTCTGAATAGAGCGTGTCTCGAGAGCGGCACGATTCCATAAGCCTTTGGTCGGTAATGCCATATATCTGTCTAGTTGGTTTTGTCTCTTTTCTGCTAAGCTTCGTTGGAGTTCTCTATCGGTACTGTATATAGGTAGCGGATTATTCATCCATGAACTAGTTGTCATTTAGGTGTTCCTTATCAATTGTTTTCATTTATTGATTCAAAATAGTCAGCGTCGGTTATCTCATTCCCTCTCTCGTCTCGTCTGATTTCTCTGGGGAAATCAAGCCTCGGAGGCCTTGGACTTCTTTGAGGAGGAAAGTTAATACTAGGCTTTTTTAAAGATCCGTCTACAATCGCGCCTTGATTCGCCTTGGTTCCGTAGGGGGTAAGATGACCTGTATACAGCCCTGCGTCTTGTAAAGCCCCTACTCCTAGATCCCTAGCTCTCAGAGGAACCGCAAAACCCTCGGGAGCTATCCATTTCACAACAGAGCCGTCTGATTGCTGGATATTTAGACGGGCTCTCATTGGTAGTCTAGGGTCATCTGGACTACCAACAACATCAAACCACATATGATTAGCATAAATTGGCATAGTCAAACCGTTGTGCAGGGGAATCTCCACCCGACCAAAAGCCGCTAATGTTAGACTACCCTCCACATTACTTGACTCAAGTTCACCTACTCTGACTAGATGATACAATACTTCCGCTACCATATCCATAGCAGTAGGGTCATATATACCATTGTTACTGCGTTCAGAAGCTACCCTAGCCCGTATCTCTGTATCTGTAAGCCAGATCGTTCTTCCTTCCAAGGGCTCTATTATCTTAAATTCAAAATGATCAAGCTTATTGCCCTCTTCGTCTACGCTTCGCCTGTCGCTGTATTTATAGGCCGGAGTAATCGCCTGACTACCGAAATATTCTGTAGGTTCCGCTATATCAGTTAACGATGTCATATAGTTCTGGTAGTTTTTAGTAGCCCTAAAATCAGATACGTTGTTTAAAGCCGCTTCATAATCTCTAACTACTTTCTGAACTAAAAGGCCCACGCCTCTTTGCTCCCCATAGGTCTGTCTTGTATAATTTTTTTGGTTCCGGATTTTCCTATGAAAATCATTGAAGTGTTCCCATATAGGCTTCGTCACCGTTGTCTCTATTCCATCTACCTCCCGCGTTATACTAAATTCCTCAACGGACAGCTCGTTTTCCACTATGTGTGCCATTAGTCGCTCTCGCTGCTGGGCGGGGGTTTCTCCCGCCCGTAGTCCTAGTTCAGGTGAAGATGAGATATACTGCTCGAGTATCTCTTTCGCTCTCTGATCGAAGGTCTCCCTTTTTTCGTTAAAGCCCTCAGGCGCATACTCAGGAGGCCGACCGTCTGCTACTGCTTTTAAAACCATATACTTATATAAGGCCGAGTCATTGTTACTTATTGTGGAAGTCCCAGACCAAGCTGCTTCCTTGATAAACTTATCTCTCTCCTGGATCGTATCGAGTATTCTATGCATCCCTGTCTTTCTACGCTCCACCCGAGCCTCCTGCTCGAGTATTGTTAGGCCGGTATCCTCCCCGTCATCTGGGGTATCATCGGTATAAATTAGGCCCGGTGTATCGTTTAAGTGCGATAGGAAATTCGGTGTGAAAACACGCCCTAATAATGTCTTGAGATTTTTTATATTCCTTACGTTATAGTCAGTAGGTCCTCCTGCACTAATGAGTAATCCAGTAGGGTCGGTCCTATCCACTAAACGGGTCCACCACTGAAACCACGCCCCCGGACCCTTTTCATACTGTCTTAGGGGGTCCTCTACGTGATTTACTACATCGTGTAACGAGGAGTCTAAAAGACTATTGTCCCTAACCACAGCCGTCAACGCTATGTGGGTTGCGCTATCCCCTCGATGCATACCAATGGCGCGTTCGTTCGATACTGGTCCAGTCTTTTTTACCATCCTCGCTATATTCTCATCAATCCACTGATAGCCTCCCCCTGTTACAATAGTGTGCTCGGTCATATTGGGACCATCTAGATTTATAATAGTCTCCATTATCGCCGGTAGCGATTCTATAGGAATACCCTTCCCCATTCGTGTTACTACGGCTGTGAATATACGCTCCGTGTTAAAGCCAGGAATGCTCTTGCTCAGGGCTAATGAAGACAGCCGCCGGAACAGCACGTTTTCATAGGCTTGTAGAGTACCGTTCTCCGCCGCCGCAGCAAACAAAGCATTATCAGCATCGCCACCGACCGCAGCTAAAGCTACCCTTCGTGCTCCATCTATGGTTTCAAGAGAATTTAAATCCCATCCATTGTTCCTGAGCCACTCACGGACCTTAGGAGCAGTCACCAAGGTTTTTCCAAAAATAAATTCGTCGGCGATCTCGCCCCACCCGATAGTCTCATCGGTTAGGGTCATAAGATTCGTCATCTCTCCCCTCAATGCACTTGGGATTTCCGTAGAGTTTCCCGAATTCCGTGCCTGTGATTCCTGTAGTGCGGTTATAGCGTTAAGGGTAACCTTTTCAATTTGTTCTTGTATGTTTTTTACCTCGTTTGCGATGTCCGTGCCCGGCTCACCAGTAAGCTTCGCCCATAAATTACCGTTTAGGAGTTGTGGGGCTTTAACTCTCAGGACAGCTAGGAACCCCCGCATCGTACTCAAACTATCCCCGTTCTCCAAACCGAATACTTCCCAAGCTTCTTGATTAGCCTTAGTACTAGCGGGTGTGCCCACTATTTGATCTAATACTAATAGGAATTGAGCGACGTTTGCAAGTTGCTGTAAATGATCTGGGTTGGTGGGATCAATGTCCTGTGAGAAAATATTTAAGTCTTTTATAGCATTTGTGGCCCATTGTTTTATCCTAGGCCCTACGGATTCATCTTTGTTCTCCGTAGGAAAAGCTTCATTAGTCTCATATATGGCTAGTAATAAAGGAGCTAAATCCCAAGGAGGCAGCGATTCCAATACAAGAGCCCCGGCTTGTGCGGGTATACCTGTAGTGTTTATCCAAGGCAGTTCAACCTCTTCGGGGGTCCCTAATCCTGAAGCTTCATGCAAATTTTTCCTATTTGTATTATACCGGGCCGTGATATATTCCCGTGCTAATTTCTGGGCTGCGATTGCTACTGGATCCCCGAGTTCTATAGCTCTAGTTGACTGGTTATTGCTCCCTAAAGCAATCTCAACTACACTGACTGAGGTAGTATGAACCATTCCTGTGGTGAGTGTTGCTATGACTTGAGCCCCAATTAACGTACCAGTCTCCGTCGTTGGGTGGAGTTTGTGAGACCTTGCTGTGTCGGCCTGTGCTTTTGTGAAGGTCTTTAAGAATACTTCTATCTGTGGATCTGTATAGACTCTCTGCTCAGGGGGATTCTCATACTCATCCAGCATGGCCTGCTGGATAGTAAATAGATCTTGATAAGATACCTCTCCCATCTTATCAGGATCCACCCCCGGTATCGACACCTCCGAACTCTTAATACCTATTCCCACTAAATCAACAACAATACGCCCATGTACATACGCGGGATCTTGTGCCTGTTCCAAAAAGTCCCGTTCTCTTATGTTATCTTTCCGAACCTGTTCTTTGAATTCTTCAAGGACATCCCTGAATTTCATTCGTTTGGTTTCGTCGTTTCCGAGCTCATTGACAAAGTCTTCTACTGGTCTGGTTAGATCAAAACCATGAAGCGATAAATATCCTTTTAAATCTAAATCCGAAGGATCTCCTCCCTCTTCTAAGGCGACTGAGATGTTCCTGCCTCCCATTACCTCGGTTGCTAGAGACACGGTCTCATAAAGACTTTTTAGCTCCTCCTCCTTTATGCCAGGTTGGAGATAGTATTTTTGACCGAATCTACCCGCTAAATCAACAAGGGTGTTTAATGCTCCGTCTTCGACTTGTGTTTGCAATATTTTAGATTTTAATTCATGTATATTTCCCGCCCGAGGCGAAGTGTGATGTCCCAAATTGGTGAGGAAAATCCTTGCATTTTCGTGAGTAAGCTCGTGAGTCCCATCATCCCCGTCAACTTGCCCAAGAGCTGTCGCAGATACCGCTGACATCATTGAAACGGGTCCACTAACTTGGGACTTATTTCTATCTCGCCACGAATCCGTTAAATCACCCGTTAAACCCGGTTGAATATTTTCGAACACATCCTTAGCCTGTGGGTCTAAGCCCACCATTAGGTCTTCCCAAGGTAAGACAACACCGTCAAACTGTCCCTTGGTTACGGCTTCAGCAATGGATTCTTTAATAACCTCAACTACCAAAGCATTGGGATTCTGTTTTACCTCGGATAGGATTTCATCTTTTAATTCCGTTATAAAATCATCCGTGTGTAAGGTACCTAGAAGACCGGGACCAAACGTCAAGCCTAGTGACAAGTCTACCATGCCTTCTAATTCCTCATGAGATCTTACATCAATCACCTGAACACCTTCAAAACTCCTCTCGAGTTTATTCCACTCAGTAGTTTGCTTTGTAGACATCTCACCAGCGAACATCACCTTGTTGACTGCTTCTGCTTTTTTAATGGTCTTGTTCACGTTACTAGGTTTCGAACCTGTGTAGAACTCCTCTAAAGAAACTGCTTCATTACCGGGAGAGATTCTACCACCTTTTGGGTAAACAACTTCAGTACCTTCTGTTAGAAAGAAATCAGGGTCCTTATAAGGAATACCCGCTAATTCTTCGCTACTAACACCGAACTCATTTTGATATCCCGTAAGGTCTTCTTCAAACTTAGTTTTTCTTTTCTCTGATTCCTCTAGATTCGTAACAGGTTCTTTATCAGCATTGTGGTAGTTCTTAGCAGCATCTTGTATAATACCCCTAAGCCCTACGTACCGTCGCTCTCGATCTCCCTCCAACCCCATAGTCTGGGCTCTCTCACGGAAGGTCCTCTGAAATGTTTCTAATCCTTTTAGATTTTCTTCAAACATCTTTAGGTTCTCCCTTTTTCTTTTTCGGCTCGGTATATATCCACTTTCCGTCCTTGTTCTTCGACCAATTCTTATGATTAGTTCTGTAGGTTTCTTCGTCTAAGATAGCTTGACGAGTAGCGTCCATTCTATCCTTAACGCTAGATGCTTTATACGTGCTGTGCAATCGATATTCCTCAGAGTCAATGAACTCCTTCGCTGCTTCTTTAAAATCCCCTGCCCTTAGACTTGCCCTAGCTTTTGTACTATAGCCCCAACCCCCACGGTACGTGGAGTCCACTAAGAATTTCTGTAGGTTAGGAGACAAACGATCAAAGATAGGTGTTTTACTATCTCCGTCTGTTTTTGAACGTGCTCTGGTTATATACGCTGGTAAGTCCTGTTTAAACAAGGCCTTGGCTTGGGCTTGGGTAAGGGACACAAGTCCCTTCTGTAAAGCAGTGTAGTCCACCTTAGGCAATGCAGACGCTACAGCAGCTCTGCTCCTCTTACTTCCATCTAGAAAGTGCCCTATTCCAACAGTCCTATGAGCCTCCTTCTCTAGTACGAACTTAGGAGTGGTGATCAGGCCTTCGTTTTTAATTAATAATGTAGATGAGTTCGTGATCAAGGTCTCTGCTGGGGTCGCTCCCATAGCGATGTAGGGTAGCATACCCATTACCCCTGCCTGTGGAGGTATGAGACTACCTCGCAATTTTTTTTGGAACTCTTGATCCTTATTATCTTTTATAACTTTATTTAATAAGCCTTTTGAATCTGAGCCCGACCTAGTAGGCGGGGGCTTTGAAATCACAGGAGTCGGTGATGCGGGTGTTGGAGTCGGTGCTGCGGTTGTTGGAGTCTGTGCTGCGGTTGTTGGAGTCTGTGCTGGGGTTGTTGGAGTCTGTGCTGGGGTGGTGGTGTAGATGGACTTTAATGGGGCGGTTTGTTCCCTATCATTACTATCCCCTCCCGATGTTACCGAATAGGGGTCTCCAAGTGTTCGCTTGCTTCTTACGTCTCCCACAGCCCCAGCGGTACGGCCTCTTTGTATGTCTATTTTGTTTTGTTCTCTCGCCTCATTAGCATCAAATTGCTTATCAAAATTCTTTTGCTCTCTTATTTCACGTAACCACCACATTTTATCGTCTTCGTGTTCCCTGATTAGGGCCCTAGCCGTCGCCTCTTTCTCTAATCTTCTCGCCCTGCGGAAACTAAGAACAGAGCCAAGGGTGTCTGAGATATGTCCGTGAATACTGGACGCTGAGTTTGCAATATTCCTATAGGAATTAATAGCATCGCTAGAAACAGCTAGGTCCCATTGCGATACTTCGCGTCCCTCTCCTAGAGGTACGCTTGATGTCTCTGGTAATTCTGGTGAAGGAGCATCAACGTGTAAGTTAGGCATCTCGTTTTCGATTTTAGTTTTAGCCCTATTCTCATCCATTTCCTAATCTCCTATCTACGTTTTGCTTTATCTGCTTTACTTGCCTTGCGCGGAAACGTACTAAGTCCCTTTCATCTACAAATCCTTGATGATTCATGCGAGCTGTTGTAACGTCATTAATCATTCTTCTTGTTTCCTTCAAAGGATCCTTCGACTTACTTGCAGCATCTATAATAATATTAATCTTATGCTCATCTAGGATGACGGGGTTAATCAAATCTTCAGCCAATAACTGTGCTATCTCTTCTTCCCCTCTCGCTACATTATCCCGAGCTCTAGCGTTAGCTAAAGACATTTTCGTCTTTACTAATGGCTTCAGGTACTTATGATATATCAGCTGTTCCTCGGCTTCCATTGGGTTTTCTTCGTCCCCTAGTGTGTGTGATGGTGTGATATTACCGTTCTCAGCGAACCCAATCCTACCATTCCCATCTACATCTATAGCATCGTGTCCTCTTTGATACAGGCGTAACCAGTCGTTTGTATGAACCTCAGACGGAACCTGTTGGTCTAACTTGCTATAATCCTCACCTTCTAATCTAGTATTCAACTCTAGGCGATGCAGAATAATACCTCGCTCGATATCCTTTGCGTCATTAGCACTCTTGAGATTCATGAAGTGAGTTTCTAACTCATCATACATCTCCATAGGCCAAGATCTAAACTTCTCCCGGAAGATCATCTCCTGATCTTCGGGTGTCTTTCCTCTGAAGGAGCTTAACACTTCCGATTTCATGAACCCGGTAGCATCTTCATTAGAGCCGGGATATAGCTTCTTAAAGGTATCCCAATACTCTTGGTTTGTACCCCCAACAAAATCCCATGTATTGGCTACCTCTGAGTTCCACCTATTCCACCGATCTTGGGTATCTTCTTTCGCGGATTCTGCTAAGAATGTTCTATTATCTGTGATCTGCTGTTGCCCTATGACTTCAGACATATTGGGCATATCTGTCGTAGGAACTCCTGCCATAGATCGCAATGCTTGTAGATTAGATTTACTCATGCTAATTCCGCCTTCCGCCCGCCCTGTTCAAGGACGAAGCCCAGCTGGGTGTCCCGCTCGGAGAACCGCCACTAGGCGAACCACCACTAGGCGAACCCCCAAATAAATGGGACCACTGGCTCTCGCCGGTAGGGTTATCTCCCATACTATCAGAAAACGCTAGGTGTGTTTGTACCCCGGCAGACACGCCAGCAAAGGCTCCTTGTACTAACCCTGTGGTTAAGGCACCGCTCATTATAGAACTATCGCTTTGTTGATACAACTGTCCGGGCATAAATGCTACATTGTTTGAGTAACCGTGGTCCCTTTTCGCTAGTATTGCCTTATGTTTTCGGTCAGCGGATAGCATAGCATTACCTTGTGAGATCCTTTTATTTATCAAACCCTTGGAACCTTGCTCCAAGGCGGTTCTCATGATTTGCTGAGCTGTTCCGCCACGGGAAGAGATTCCTTTAGATGTCAGGGATGCTTTAATCCCAGATAACATCTTACCATGCTGTCTAGAAAACTGACCCACAGCATTATCGAAGTTGTACCCTAACCAGAACTCTTCTTCACCCCGAGCTTTGTTGGCTGCTTTCTCTAGGTTCTTGTTAGCCATCCACTTTGCGGCATTCTGATCCGCAATCTGCCTGTTTTGGATCTGATTCTGTAACTTTTTTTGGAACTCTTGCTCCTCGAACTGAAGCCTTTGGATAGCGTTTTGAGTTACCTGCTCTTGGCCTCCCATAATAGAGCCAAATATAGTACTTCCTGCTGCCATTGCCCCCATTGCTATTGCTACGCCCATACATGCCTCCTAACGGCTTTCAGGCCGTTCTGGTACCTCAGTACCTCTTTAAATCCAAAGTCCTCTCAGCGGATCCTACGCCCTCTGACAGACCATTTATTATTAACCGGAACCACAGGCTTACCTGTGACTGCTCCAGAGATATGCTCGCCCCATAGCTTCATTCTTCGGTTATCATCAGTCCATGACTTAGCTACTTTTCTTCGCTCATGTTCATTATTCCGTTGTATGATTAGATCGACATCAGTAGACAACATATCCTCCCAGTGGGATACGGTAGCTGCGAGGACATCAACCCTATCGTCCTTAGGCAGTGCTCCTTTCTTATCGAAGATACGGGTCATCTGCTTTTGATTATCTTCCTGACATATAGCCCTCCGGTCCATCACGAGACGGTGGGAAGACATCACAGGCTCTAAAGCCTCGATAATTCTACGTTCTTTCTGGGCCTTGACTCTATACTCATCAACACCCACACGCCCACAGATTTCCATGACTACAGGTATGAGGAGCTGACAATACATAGCATCACCAAAATTAGACTCAACGCATATCTGTTTCACAGAATACTCGTGAGCCAACCTAGCGATCTTCTTCAGTACACCCTTCTCATATCCTCCGGGATATCCTATAAGCTCATGCACAAAGATGTAACCATTAGCAAAGGATGCGATACAGACAGCAGTTTCGTCCTCACCTCGACCACTAGGATCAACATACATAACTCTCTGTGTATAGTCTGTATAATTATCTGATATCCACATTGGTTCATATACTAAGTCCCCCGACAAACCGAACGCAGGAATACCCTTCATGGGCTTGGAGTTCGCCCATACGATCTTCTCAGGACATGTATCTGGGTGAACATCGATAACGATCAAATCAGATAATCTAAGTGGATACTTCTCGAAGTCGGCTAAGGACGTATCGAGTTTGTAATGCAGAGCAAACAACTTAGGTCCGATCTTAGCCATTCGTTCCAAGAGAACCTCGTCTGGGAATCTCTCTGGTTGTGTAGCTTGACCGGGATCTAAAGATAAACCTAAGATCCACTCGTCTACATCTTCAATTTCTGCAAAGACATTCTTATCAGGCATGACCGCAGGAAACTTCGTGACTTTATACCCCGACTTTAGGTGATTATATATTGAGTCTTTAATTTGTGGAGTACCTAAGAAGATAACTCTACCACCTACGTTACGAATTTGCTCAAACTCTGCAACCTTACCCAATAGTTTTTCTCTAGCATTTGCAGTTTCACAATTACCTTCAATCTCAACATCATCTGCGATAACATAATCAGCATGTGAACCTGTGATCTGTGCTGAGATACCACGAGCAAAGCAAGACTTATCTTGTCCAATTTTAGTTCGAGCCTCAACATTAAATGCAAAAGCATTGTCCGTAGTATGGTCGCCCGGCTTCAGGTGTTCACAATAAGGTACAAGATCTAATATCTTTCTTGTCATTGAGATGAACTCTGTTGCCTTGTTACCCGTGGCTGAGACAACCATGATTGTAGCATTGGGATCCTTAAGAAGGAACCATGAAGCTAGGCAAGCTGTGATTACACTCTTGCCAAACCCTCGCCCTGCTTGGAGTTGCATATCATTATCAAAGTTCTGTAATCGTTCGGCCATAGCATACTGTGCAGCCGTAGGTTCTCCCAGTCCTAGGTACTTGAAGCAAGCCCATAGATGGTTCCTGAAGTCCTCTAGCATTTCCTCTGGTATCTGGGTCATTTATGGTTTCTTCTTATTCCTCATAGCCTCTCTTGGGTGCGTAGTTGCCTTCCGATATGCATCTGTATAAGGACTATGATGAGTGCCAGGCCATGGTGGGACCGCCTTGGGGTTTTCTTTTCTCCACTTCATCTCCGCTTCATGGAATAACTGGGCCTCCTTGCTCTCATACCCGCTGGCGAGTCGTGCTGGCTTCTTAGGTGCTGCCTTCGCCTTAGGTGCTGCCTTCTTCTTTGGGGCTGCTGCCTTCTTCTTTGGGGCTGCTGCCTTCTTCTTTGGGGCTGCTGCCTTCTTTCTAATCAACCTATCTGGTGGATTACCACGAACTACTTGCTTCTTCTTTTTATCTTTGGGAGTAAGTACAGCGTACGAACTTTTCTTCTTAGGTTTCTTCTTAGCCATGGTTAGATCTCCTTTTATTTACGAGCTCGGTTCTTCTTAGCGTTTTCTAATTTTGTAGTCCCGTCCTTATTGTGAGAGACATCCTTGCCACCCTTGCCCATGATACCAGCAGCCCGTCGCTTCTTAGCTAATCCAGCTCGGTACTTCTTTCGAGCCGGGGTTTTGTGATACTCTGTATCATACTCAGCTTTCTTAGCTTTAGACTTAGGATTATCTCGGTAGTTCTGAGCCGACTTCTTAACCTTTTTCATAGGCTTGCGTGCCATTATTTCTTCTTCTTTCCAGTCTTCTTGGCGTACTTCTTGGCTGCTGCCTTTCCTTTTTTAGTGTAAGGGAACTTTTTCTTTCCTACTGTTGGCATATCAACCTTGCCTCCTAAATGGTATAGCATCAGTCATCTTCTCAAGATGATCCAAAGCCTCGTTTGGTAGACTATCTAAGTCATCACGATTATCGTTAATATATCCTCTAATTATTTGATAGAGGCCCGGTGTACATTTGTTGGGATCATCTAGATCTAACAATAAGGTATCTGCGAGCCTCTCATTTAGCTGGTTTATTCGATTATTCATGATACATTTCTACCATAAATCTTGATGGTTCCCCCAGCCTTATGGCAAATAAATCTACGGCCTTGACTACCAGTATTATTTGTTAGTAATTGTATATAAGCGAGACCTATGCCACATACAGGAGTTGTGTTAGAACACATCGCCCCTCCGTAATCAGTATAAAACTGCAAAGCCTGAAATAGGTAGCCTCGGGCGAGAGGCGTACTCGGTGTTGACGGCCCTTTAATATAATTATTGCCTTGATATATCTGCGTTGGCTGTGTAGCGGATGCATGGTTCCGTATTTTAAGCTCGCCCTCCCATGTATATCCATCTATGGGCATTGTTGGGGGCAGAAATCTTGTATTGTTATTATAAGTCTGCATTATCTTCGCAGAGTGTAAAGGTATGCCTGAATCTGGCCATGCGGCAGATTGATAATGAGCATCACCACCACTCGGTTGTTGCCAGTATATATCATTCGACCCGTTCTTTGCAGACTGACCTACGTTTATCTCAAGCCCATTGGAATCGAACAATACCAACACAGGTACCATCCCCCCCGTCCCAGACCAAGTTTCATATCTCACCGGGCCTGTATGTGTATGAAACATCGTTAGACCTTCAAACTTAATCTTAAGCTCATCATAAGTATCTAATGTGAAGATCGACGATCCCATCGGAGTACCAACCGATGCATAATTAGAAAAAGAATCCGCTGTGGGTGTTATGGTCTCCACTAAAGTCCACGCAGTCGTTGTTGAAGAACCAGAAGATACTGCATTATCCACATAATTCTTTGTAGCAGCATCCTGATTGAATGCTGGGTCTGCTAGATTCTCAATAGGATAACCACCCATACCTAATCTACCATTATTAATATAGATTCCAGACTCCTGACAAATAACACGCGGATCCTCAGTGTAATAATCAGAACTCCTTTGGATTACCACTCCAGAAGAAGTAAAGAATACTCCACCCGTATGCGTGCCGCTCGCCCATAGTGCCTTATTGTTAGTTCCGGTATTCAGAACCTGTACAGCATTTACTAAAGCATTACCTGCCGACGCGAAGCCGTCTCCACCAGCGGTGATACTCCCCTCTGCCTCAAGGGCACCGGAAGCTGTTATACCTACAGCTGATAAGTTACCTCCGGCCACAAGATTTCCGTCAAAATTGACATTACCAAGCCAGTCCACCTTAAATCTAATAGCTTGAGCCGCGACATCGGTAATTTCAAAAGCTTTCTTGCCTGTGAGACTACTACCTGTACCAAACAAGGAGACTAGGCCAGATTCGCCAGCATTGCCTATTTCCTGTACCCCCAACCAAGCCCCCCCGCTATTAGTGTCTTGTCCTCCACCTGCTGTAGAACGGAGCCCAAAAGCTATGCCCACATTAGGTGGATTGTATCCCGATCCATCACCTAAGTCCATACGATAGCTGTGATCAGCAGTCTTGCCCTTAGGGTAGGAGGATATGTAGCCATTCTCGTCCATTGTCCAGTAGATAGTAGAACTCTCATCCTGAATAGAAACTAAGTTCCCAAGCTGACCCGAGATATTCTTCAGTCTCAGGGTATCGAGGACTGTATTCTCAGCTTCTAACGGCTGCTCAAGATATCTCCGTTGAATGCCGATATTCCTTACTACTAATTTATCTCCTACTGTTAGCCCATTCCCGACACCAAACGATAGAGTATATACTCCACCCGCTTCAACGACAGTGAACGAACTAGAGGGGTCCTTGACTACCCCATTCACGGATACCCAATAATATTTCTCGCTCGTGCCATCTGGATCAGGCGAGTTCAGTATAAAGTCTTCCTGATCAGCCGAAGATGTAAAGTTCCAGACCTGCGGAATAAATGTATAAGAATCTCCGGGAGGGAGGAAGGTCTCACTAATGAGACCACTAGAGTCCAGTGGAACTACGCCGCCCGGCATACCAATAGAAGGGCTGAGCCTATGGAAACTTAGGATCATCTCTTGATTCTCTTGACTAATATAGAGATTCTGATCTGTGATCGTATTCAGATTGAGGCTCGTAATTCTACCCGAGGGTTGGAACGTCGAAGCCCTGTTTAATGTCTTGGTCTTCCTCATAATAATAATCGTATCAGTAGCCGTCACAATAGGTAAGGCCAAGTTCGAGGCTCGACCGCTTTGAGCCGTAGTCCACGTATAGTCACTAGCTGTTGACGAGAATGTGATGATCTTATTACTGAGGGAATACATTGTACTTCCGCTATCTGCTGCATTAGGTAAAACCCAAGCCGACCACGCCTCCGAAGCTGTAATGCTTGGTGATACTGCGGTAGAAGATACCTTACGTACCACCATGATATCATCCTGATCGTTGGTAATATTCCCATAGCCGCCTTCTGTTACGGAAGCTGTAAATATGCCTGTGTTAGAAAGATCGTAGGAGTTACTGCTATCGAGGTCCGCTCCTGTGATCTCAACCAAAAGCGTTGGTTGTGAGTAGTTGTCAATAGCCATGTGATCCTCCTATGAATTATGGAATCTGGTTATGTTTTTAAATTTTCCATTGAACTGCAAACTTGCGATGTTCAGTGGGTGTGGGTTATCCGATCTTAGGATAATTTTTACATCCTGATTAAAACCTAATATAGGGAACCTGACTTGATGCTCCGATATCTCCCCCGTTACTGTGGTATTACCAATCCAATCATCCTCCCATCGATCATCAGAGATCTCGTGATCAAATTTATAGACCTGTTTCGATCTATTACTTACATTAACTTCTACGTCTAATTGCTTAGAGTTATAAGTTTGTATCAAGCCATAGCGAAGATTGAGAGTACCCGGCACAATATTGTTGGCATCGTCTCTCAAGTATACAGGTGACAGGGTAATAGAAGACGGGAAATCTGCTCCCACATACGCAAGCTTTCCGTGTATGGGTAGTAGATTGGAGTTGGTTGTGTATTGATTCTCGCCTATAAATGTTAAGGCAAATATATCACCCTCATTTGTAACCAGTGTATCAAAATAAGGAGGACCTAGCAAGGAACCTGTTGCGGTTATAGTTGTGAGTCCAGTAACTTCGGAGTAACTTAAGTCAACATCGCTCTCGGGATTACTTAAGAATCTCCAGTGATCTAACCGAGGTATGTTGATTTCATCTGGGTCCAAGAAGATCCTACTTAAGAATACCTTAGACGTAGTTGTGTCCTCGTTATCTACAGCACTGTTTATTACATAGAGATATTTATCCCAGCCCGCCAAGAACAAAACTCCATGTCCAGCTACAGAAGCTACATTATCTATCTGACCTATTGAGAATTTAAAGAAAGCATTCTGAATAACCTGCTCTCCAGCAACCTGATTTCGATAACATATGATACTCTCTTTGTCATCTTCATTCACAGCCATCACCATACTGGCATAGCTAGATGAGGTAATAGAGGAAAAGTTATCGGGTAAATACCCCGGAACATGTTGAGATACCTCCGCTGCTTTCTCTACTAAGGTCTTCTGGTGTCCGAAATATACGAACAATTTCTGTCTGCTGAAGAAGAATAAGACCCTGTTTAAGTCTACAGGATCTATAGAAGAAAGCATAGGATAATTAGCCGTAGGGATAAACTCTGCTGTAAGAGGAGAGATAATATTCTGTGAACCAATCAGCTCGTATTGTCTATTACCGCTCGTGCCTACAAACAAGGTGTCCCCATAAGGAATCAAGTGAGTCACTGGCGTATAATTATTAGATGATATAATCAAGTCTAAAGGATCGGAATCTCTAACAATATCTGGGTCGGAGATAAAGAAGTTATCCCAATCCCCCGCTCTACTAGCTACGATAGTATCTGTATTAGCGAGGAACAACCTATCTCTGTGGAAAGCCAAGGCAGTTATCTTAGATTCTCTTGGGTCTCCTGTGGTGGGATCAAAGAACAAGCCAATACCTCGGTTTGTTTCTTCGTCTCCGCTCTGTCTCTCGTCCCAGCCCACGAGGCGGCCTGTATACCCGCCTGTAGCCGTAGGGTGTATCATAACAGGCATTCTTCTCTTGTCTATAACGGTCCTCTTACCGGGTGTCCTGACCTTCTTCAGGAACGGAGGTTTGTCCTTAGCTATGACACGATACCAGCCCGGTGTGTTGTCTAAGTAAGCCTCTGATAGATGGTATATCTTGCCTCTACCGGGGTAATCAGGATCCCCGTCATCCGGATATAATTCTGATAATGGGTTATCAATACCCAAATCCCAAGGCCCGCCGTCTAGGGTATATACTCCATTAAAAGCTATGAGATCTGAAGCATCCGGAGGAAACCTTAAATCACTGAGCTTGGTAACACTCTGCCCCAAGTGTGGTGTAAGAGTATTAGGATATTTGTATTCCTCTACGGGTAAAAATCGTGATGCGTGTACGTTTAGATTCTCTAGGTCGCTCTCTTCTACAACAACCCTCTTCCATCTAACCAAGTCTTCGGAAGGTCTTAAAGTAGAACCTGTTGGTAATTCTTCCGTAGCTAGGATTTCATTAGTCGGTCCCGGGAGTTCCTCAGCTGGTAAATAACTCTTGACTTCCCATATACCATGTCTCAGAGGGGATGTATTATTATGTAGGAGAGCTGAATCCTTGACCCCGCCCCAGAATCCCACCGTTCCGATGCTTTCATCCCATAGTGGATCAAAGGTATCGAAGATAGATTCTTCTGCTTCGTCAACTCCATTGGTGAAGGATGTGGGTACAGATCCTTTGACGGATTCGTCCAAGGAAAAATTATACGCTACATTATCAATCGCTTCGGTCTTTGTATTAATCCAGACTGAGGTATTCCCTGCTTTACCTGCATTTCTTTGTGCGAGGATGATACGACCGGGTGCTTCAGATGTATCAGTTCTATCGTACTGGTTAACATAAAGGTCTATGGTAGCATAATGATCAGATGTGGTTATAACATGATCTACTCCACTAGCACCTGCGTCAATAGCCACACCAGCTGCATTTGTACTTGATACCGTAGCTTGGAGCCCTAACGCACCCTCTTCCTTGTGGACGTATAGAGTTCCAGCTGTTCTGTTAACACCTAGTATATAAGCTGACCAACCCGCTGTACTAGTACACTTAGCACCTATCCGAAAACCTTCGTCAAAGGTGCCGTTAAAGACTATCTTCTTCGAGGAGACGGCAATAGCTAACTCTTGGGCTGTTGAATAACCCCCACCTAATTGATCTGTCGTATAGGTTTCATGAGCTGAATTAGAGTTACCACCATCGGCACTACTATTGTATGTACGCGGGCATACAGCAATACAATTAGGTCTTGCTGGTATTACTGATCCAGTGAAACTAATAGCATCACCTGTGTTTAGAATCCCACTTGGCCCAAGCCCAAACTTTCCCCTACAAAACACATAACATCTCTCTAAAACCAAACCATCCTCTTCATAACCACCTATCAACAATTGTTGGCATCTTTCTGGTTGCCCTACATCTACACCCCTGAGACCCGCCAAGGAAGACTCAAACTCAAAGACCATGGACGCACCGCCATGGGGTGTTCTTACCTCATCCCATAGCTCCCCACGGAACTCTGGGTACGGCCACCCATCTTCAACGTCTGCTTCGCCCGTATACACAGGGTCCTCTAAATCTATAACCTGCTCGCCCCAAGTGTAATCCACCGATTGTACCCAAACTTGGGCTGAATGTTTAGGATCTACTGCGATACTAGTTAGGTAGGAGATATCCATACCGCTAATATCTTTATTAGTACTCCGAGTACCGTCTAGGTTCTTTAAGAACTCATCCCCATCTTCCTGTAGACTAGTAAACCCAGCCGTGACATCTTTATTTAATATTAATAGAGCCACACCTATATTAATTGCCTTCAGTCTCTCCCGAGCCTTTGATGTGTCCCCAACATATGTTACGTATTCATAAAAACCTTCCGGTAATAGACCAAAATCAATCACCTTCTCGGTAACAGCCCCTGTCAAGGAAATCTCCCAGACTTTCATAAAATCTGTAGAGGATCCATTAGAATTAATCGTGGTTAATATACTACGGTCATTATCTACTTGCATCCAGTGGAAGAAGAGATCGTCTGGGTCAAGACTACCTGTGAATGTATCCACATTAGCTACATACTCTGCTCCATTCCGTTTATCACACGATGATTGAGGAGTACAGAAGAAATTTATCATCTCATCCACCTCAGAAGGCATTCTCTTACTGGGCATCTGACGGCCAACACCCCCACTTAGGGAGTAAATAGGTATCTTAGCCGGAAAGTAAGATTGACTTCTTGAGGCTCGCTGTTTTGCCATCAACTTGTTCTCCAGAAACGGAATCTATTTGGGTCACCTGAGTTAGAGCCTCTACTATGGATAGCTCTTAGTCTACTAGTACCTGATCCAAATATAGTCCTTCTTTTATCATCCACATCAGCTGCTTTACCTCGAGCTGTAAAGATAACTTCCATTTCCCCCAAGTATCTATCCGCTTCGACATCGCCCTGTGTGATGATCTGATACTGTCTAGCAGCACTGGCTGCAATAGCCCGCTGTACCGGAGTATCTATATCCTTCCACGCAATTTTAATAACTAACTCAACCCAATAGTCTTTGTTAGATGACCATATATCGGTTTGGTCTGTCACGTTCCACATAAAATGATTACTTGTTTCAGTATCGTCTACAGAACGGGCTACTCCAATAATCCTGAAGCCGTCTGTATTATTATGATCAGATAATAACTCAGCTGAGATAACATCCTGACCTAGGGTTATCTGACCATCAGTATCTAATGTAAACTTCTTACTGAATTTATTATTTGCTAAGCCTCTGAACTGATAATCAATAAGAGCACGGTCTAAGACACCCTGACATACGCCTGTGTCTACGCCGCCTAAATCATTCAGGTCGGATACCATGGATTCTCCTGCCATTAATAACATATGATTAATAGCATCAAGCTTTGCAATTACACCCATGGTACCCTCCTGAATAAAAAATTAAGAACTAAAAGACTCCCTTGGGCCCATAAGACCCAAGGGAGCTAAGAGATCAATTAAGATCTAATGCGATCACTCGGCAATACTACCTAAAGCGGTAGTAAGCGTTGCACGAGCTTGTGCATCGAGAGCGACACCTGAGATGACAGCGGCACACTCCGGTCGGAGGACACCAGTACCTGCCATCATACTAGCCACAGTGAAGTCTGTATTTCTACGGACATCAGCCACAGAATCAACCTTGAGTCCTTGTAGGCTGAGAGCAGCAACTGCCTCAGGAACCCACATAACACCCTTGATCTTTGCTGTAGCAAAATCCAAACCATACTTGGTCTCTCCGAGACCAGTACCTGTTTGATCAGTCTGCATAACGTGGTTACTCTTTATGATGGTGCAACCCATATACTCTAAAGTATCGTGGATTTTACCGAAGCTGTTTGCGAGACCAGAACCAAGTCCGGTACCGTAACCACCATCAGCGTTACCAGCGAAGTAGAGTTGTCTACCTCCGTCAAGATCACCGCTGTCTCTAGCGACACCGAGTGAACGGATGTCCATGAAACCCTGAGGAGTAACAGCTAAGTACATTTTCCCATAGGGGATGTTATTCTCTTGGAGAGCAACAATATACTTTTCAATAGCCTCTAAAACCGAGAGAGCAGCTGTGGACCGAAGTGCGTCGAGTGCAGTCGTATCTCCGAAACTATCTAACTTTTTATCGACCGCTGTGTTATCCTGATACAGGACAGAATCCAGATCCATCGATGGTCTGGGGTCGTTCGCAAACGCACTTGTAGCAGCCGCACGTACGAGGTACGAGAAGATCTGCTTGTCTCGTGTGTTAGCTAACGTCATAGCTGCCTGCCTAGCTAACTCGCTACGGTACTCCCACTGAGTTACCATAAGATCTACGTTATCCAGTTCGAAGTGAGCGGCCATGGGTCGCTTATCGAGTTGGACTTGGAACGTAGTAGCCGTCGCACTTTCGCCGCCGATGAGTTCCTCACCAGCACCCCATGAGGGCTTAAGGCTTACGGTACCTGTGATGGGAAATTCCATCGTAGTACCTGACGGGATTGTACGGTGAGTAACCATGCTTTCAAACGTGTTATACTCATCATACGCATTAATTACTTCACCAGCCCATACAGGAAGCCAAAGCTTACCGGGTGGGTTAGTGTTCGAAGTCATTGCCGCACCAGTAAGGCCGTCACGGTAGACTAATCCGTCTCCCGTACCTGCTCCTGATTGGACAAAACTATCACCAGTTGGTCCTTCTAAAGCCATTTCATTTCTCCTTAAGAAATAATTCTATTAAATAAAACAATGCGGAATGGTCTTAGTGCATCGGATATTTCCAGTTAAGGAGTCCATAGAACTGAGTGGGTCTGTCTTCATGTCTGATATTACCTTGTCCTTAATCCAAAGGAGAGGCGTGATCACTTTATCTGATCCCCCTAGAGGTCCGCTACTACCTCTTACTTCGGTAAGCTATTCCAGTCCGTTAAGGACATCCTAGCTTCAACCATCTGTCGGAACCGTGGTTCCAACCCAAATCTCTGATCATTTCGTTCACTTGCAAATTCTCTCTTGTTTGAATAGCCTCTTGTGCCAGACTCGCTGGCGGGTAAGTTCCTTAAATTATTATTAGGAGAAGGCTCTGCATTCTTATCCTGAGAGATATTCGATTCATAAAGAGATGATAATCCTCTTAGGGTCACCTCATATGATGGACTCGAAAGACCAGTATTGATCTGCTGTTGTTGTGCTTGGTCTAGATTCTTACTAGCCCAATCAAAGATTTTATTAAGTTTCTCTTGTCCGCCTACCACAGCGGAGGCTTTAATGAACCCCTCACGAAGGCGAGACTTCTGCCCGGCAACAAAGTCATCTACCATTTGTTCGGTGAATCCCGTCCTCCTCATTATATCTTGCTTAGTGTTATCACTAAAGTTCCCGCTCTGTGCGAGCTCCGTCCCCCACTGATCATAGGATGTTTGGTCCACACCTTGGAAGGTGGGATCCACGGGCTCATCCGTAGCTTCCTCAGCCTCGGTGACCGGGATTCTAAGTTCAGGTGTAGAAATAGATTGCTCTGGCTCAGCGACAGCTTCTACCACAGGCTCTACAGCTGCTGTGGATAGGCCTTCATCAGAAAATTGCTGACGAAGTTCGGCCATCTCTTGCTGACCCTTAGTGTAATTAGATTGTGATTCCTTTAAACTAGAGAAATACGACTCTATGTTTGAGAAATTCTCTGGGATTCCTTCCCCTGAACTTTCCACGTATGTTTTGAATGCGTGTAGTTCCATATCCTCTTGGGTTGGTACGGCTGCTTGGGGTTGTTCGTTTACTTGTTCTTCGGACATAGGTTCTCCTTTAGATAATTCCCATCACGAGAGTCTAAATATAATTAATCACTAGGTTAAAAATACCTGTGAATATAACGCTTGCTACTAAAACTGTAGCATAAACTTTAGCATCTAATACAGCTAGCTTTTTTTCAATATGAGCTAATCTTTTATCGATGTCTAAAAGCCTTGAGTTTGTTCGTTCAAGTTCTACTAATACTAATTTCTTATACTGGTCCCATCCATTGTCGCTCATTTCTTTCTCAACCCCACAAACTCAGCATCTGCATCTACACCGTAGGAATCGATCCCGTAGTTTGTATAAGGGATAATCTTCCCGCAAGGTACATTTTTAATATCAACACCCTCTCTAGATGTTTGAGTAGGGGAAGTATAGAATTTAAAACTAGTTTGTGGGGGTAAATAAGAGTAAAGGAAGTTGGGTCTATTCGTAACATGTGAATCATCCAGGGAGCTTATTTTAAGCCTTTCTGTTCCGGATGTCCCTCCATCAAACTCTTCTTTTGTGGTGAATAGTAACAACAACTCACCGCTTCTATTGTCAACGGCATCTTGTACTAAGGCTTTAAAATCATCGTTATTTATTGTAAAATCCCCAACTGAAGAAGATACGGTGGTTTCGCTTAAAGGCGTAGGAGCTATAGTGCCTCCTGAGGATGTCCATAAAGTGGTCCCATCTTTTGTAGCCCACGTTGCGCTGTCTGTAGTACCTGAGTCAGTTAAGCGGCGTACTTGTACAACCTGTGTTGTAGATATCTGATGACCAGCTGATGCCTCAGTAAGGGAAATACTAGCTGATGTAATTTTAGAACCAGTAGGGATGTGGGAGAGATCAAATATAAAAATGACTCTCAAATTAATAGAACCTGTATGTCCTAATTGGTGGGTGGTTCCTGTAGAATTCATATCCAAGTCTGGCCTTATGGTTACATCCTTAGGGCATTCAACCTGCCCTACACCACCACAGGGGTCTGGGTCTTCGCCGCCTACATCTCCATCCACTTCTGGTAACCCTACATAGAACGCGTCATATGGTTCCGTAGATGCAGCAGCAGCTGGAGTTAGAACCTCAGCTCTCTTATACATCGCGTAACTCATGAGTACCTTCTTCCAGACTCCAACACTATTACGTCAGCGCATGTCGAGGCGGTTAGAAGATGGGTAATACCAATCTCTAGCACAGTCCCTGCGGGTACGCTTTTAAAGGTTATACTGGATCCTGTGCCTCGCATATTAACTACAAGATCTCCTGACGTACCTACATACACGGCATCATAGGGTGCCCCAGCAATCTCAGAAGCACTTTCTGTAATTTCAACAGCAGTATCATATTTATCGTAAGCCATGGTGTCCTCCTTAGGAGCTAAGTTTAAAAGTACACGTACCTGTAGTACCTACAGTGGTGTTATTGCTATTCAAAACAAAACGCACATAAGGCATTGAGTTGATCGAATTAAATGTAGCTGTCTTTAGGCCGGTAGAACCTATATCTGCATTGGCGAGGAGCACCTCTGGATTAGTCCAAGAAGAGCCGTCGAAAGAGTACTGTGCAGCTAGGTCTGCTGTTACTGCGTCCGATCCTCCTGTAAATGAGGATGATAACTTACTGAAGATAGTTAAAGCATTTATATTATACCCTAAGAGCGTATTACCAGCTAAGCCACCAGATGCCATAGTCAGTGTTAAGGTACCGCCGGAGGTTGATGGGGTTATGGAACCACCATGATTATAACTATGGGAAATAGCATTGGCTAAGGACTTCGCTGTGTAATCTATACTACCATTTCTATTAAACTCACCTTGGGCTGTATTAACATCTTCATCAACACCTCCCGTGAAAGCTGTGGGTGTTGTACCAGAAATATTCGTATCCCACGTACCTCCAATAGTGACACTAGTATTAGTATCGGTACCTATTGATTTCTGCTGGATAATAACTCTACCGTTTGAGGTTGTGGTATCGGTAGCTGATACTTGATTAGCAAAGACCCTAAACATATCATGTCCTGTTCCGTAGGTCTCGATGGCGGCCTTAAGGTTATCCGCTGCATCTTCTGCCTTAGCGGCAGCATCAGCAGCAAGTAAATCATAGGCAGCAAACTGAGTTTTACTAGAAACCACGATACCATTCTCAGTCCCAGCGGCGGCAGCTTCGTAAGTCACAGTAGTAGTAAACCCATCAAGATCATAAGAGATAAGAGTGATCTCACCTAATCCTTCATCTGTAAAATCAAAAGTCAATGACCCCGGAGAACCCGAGATAATACCGACATAGTATCTACGGATGCCTAAGTAATCTATTAGCTCTACATAAGGGTCGGGACTGCGGGCGATGTCGTAACTAGGCCCAACAATTAACTCCGTTGTGGAAGATGCAGCAGCCACGCCATTAGTAAATGCTGTCTTTACATCGACACCTACTAGAATCTCTTTATTCTTGATATTAAAACTATTAGTTGGGATTGCTGCTGTTACAAGGGCATCTGTAGCTGTACCTAGTACAGAACTTTCACCGCTGGTATACACAGTACTGCCCGAAACAGTTGCCTTAGAGTCCTTAATATTTAAGGACTGTGAGTCTGTGGTAATTGCCATTATTGAGCTCCTTGCATTTGCTGCATCACTTGTTGTATACCAGCCCCGCCGGTTTCTTGGATATCCTGAGCCGCTGCTTGTTGAGCAGTACTAGCTACAGCTTGATTAATCATTTGATCTTTCTGCTCCGCCGCCTTCATTTGAGACTGCTGCTGAGCCATAGCCATCTGTTCCTGTTGGACCTGTTGTTCACTCTTGATCCATAACTCAGAATTAAACCCTAAGGATGTAATCAAAGCCTTACCATATTGATCCCAACGGAACATGGAAGCTGCGTTCTCTGGTAAATTACGTACCATCTCCCCCATCTGCATTAGCTTTTGGAGATCGGAATCTCGACTTAATGCCTGTAGACCCGTCACGATCTCAACATTCAGCAGTCCGTCATCGCTTCCAAACATTTCCTGTAGCCGAGGATCAACATCGCCCTCGCTGATCATGAGGAATAAAGCACGAGACACTAATGGTTTCATTAAATCTCGTGCTATGGCGGAGAAAGCCCCGCCTAGGACATGCTCCAGTTCTTGTCCGATCATCCGAACAGCTGTAGCTGTTACTCTCTCACCCTGAGGTATACTCGCTGAATCCAACAGAAACGCACGTCCTATCTCTTGGCGTAGGATACTAACACCGGCCTGGGTGTGGCTGATCTGAGGGTTCATGGTTGTTGCTGGAGATACTACATGCACCTCATTGGGTCTTGCGGATATCCAGCCGCCCGTAGGTGTACCGTTAATATCATCAACCTCCGCCATACCTGTGGGATCAACAGCCATCCAGAAAATAGAGGAAGCTGTAATACCATTAACTAAGCCCTCAGTGAATCCCTCTAGGGTTTTAATATCACCAATGATATCCTCACAGTGACTTCGACCATAATTCTCTCCCGGGATTCCCGCCCACCTCAGTACAATAAAGTTAGGTATCTTGTAAGACCCGGAATTTGTTACATTACCTTCTATGTCTTGAGTCTGGGAGGACCATGTGCCCTTCTTATCCTTATGGAGACGGGTCCATAGAGGTCTATAGCCTCGTCTGTTATCCATATCATTTAAAGAGGTATATAGTACTTCGTTACCCTCAGATGAGATGGATTCATATTCTTTATAAATAACCTCCTCAGGCTGTCCATTAATATCCCGCCGAACAACGAACCTATCTAGTCGAATAATCCGTAGGTTCATATCATCTTCTAAAATTACCATCACATCTCCCACCACAATCAGGTGCTGTAAGATCTGATAAATAGAATCTCGTAGGTTACCTGAGGATAGTTTATTATAAACCTGAAAGCTAAGGTTACTCAGGAAGCTAGAGATTTCCACCTCTGGTTCGGTACCTGATTCTAATTCAAAACGAAAGAAGGGGGTATCATTTAGGGGCAACAGTGCAGACAACATCCGACTAGCCATAGCCGTGACACCGCGAGCGGGGACAGAGCTATAGGGCTGCGGGAGTTGTGACTGCTCGGTCCACCCTTGAGGCGGTAAGGTGCTTGGGATCGTGACACTTGCGCAGTACCGAGCCCTCTCTAGTTTACTTGTTCTAAGACTATCGAGTATCCTAAACCGATCTGAGTTATGGGTTTGCATGGCTTAGAGGGGTCTTCTTGAGGTTGTAGGAGCACCCCTAGATGCTTCGGTCTTAGTGCCAGAGGCTAATGATGTCCACATATTAACAACTTTATTGTCAGTGTCAGCCTGAGCTAAGGAGGATTCACCCTCTGTACTTCCGATGGCATCTGTCTCCTGCTGCTCGAGTGTCGCTACTCTCTCAGCTTCCGTCCTCTTATCCTGCTCTCTCTTTTGGGTTTCAATAGCCGTTCGTCTACGATCAGCTTCCTCTTGGTACTTTCGTGCCTTCTCTTGACGTTCCTTGGCTAAGTTGTCTTCAAAAGCAAGGAGCTCCTGCCGCTCAGCCGCCGAGGGTCCGCTTGGAATACTTGGTCCACCACCCATAAGTCACCTCCTTTTGTTTTGTAGTTTAATCACAGATTCAATAGCCTGAATAACTTCAATCCGTCCTTTTTGTTTAGCAGCAAGTCTTGTAAAAGCCTCACTGTTTAGAAAATCTGTATACTCTTCACCGGGGAATTTATTCCTCAGGTATTTTGGAAGATCTTCGTCCAGCCTTGGTAGCTGTTTCCAGTCCATCGAGTTTCTCCTCAAGAGTGTCTATCTGAGTCATCATAGCTCGTATAACCAACAGCATTTCAGCGGGGGTTACTGAGGCATTCATCTTAATCTTACGTTCAATGTTATTTAAATTATGCATTGGCATTGGCATTCTCCGTTAAATCTACGACCTCACACGCACCCCCGTGGCATGCGAGCTCTTGTGAACCAGTAGTATGATCCTCTGTCTCATACTGAGTTAGTTTATCCCAAGGCAAATCGAAAGGCATTTCTAAGACGAGAGTGTCATACTCGTACTCAGTTAAAGCTTCGAAAGGAGCTTGGTCATATATATTATCATCATAGGGTAGAAAGGAAACGCCTGAGATATAATCCCAATTCTTCCAGACCCAATCCCCAATCGCCATGAAGTCTTTATCAGTATATGATACAGTGATGCTTGGTTTATGATCACACCAATGCTTTTGATACTCAAGCCAGAGATCTAGGTGATCTGCGGGGTTAAGCTCTGCTTGGGTGATACAATCCATAGGAGACTTGATAGGGAAAGAAAAGATTACAGTCTTATCTGTATTCGCTAAGCAAGGCTCGTTAGGGATACCGTTGTCTATCATAAACTGACAGATTGGATCGGTAATATCAATCCGTACACGACGTACGTAGAATTGTGAATACCTAGGGTGTAAGCCAGAAGCTGTACCAGCCACAAGACTCGTAGTTCCTGAGGGCTTACAGCACGTCAAGGCTTTCGACGGAGGTATCCCGAGCTTCTCTGACCACCGAAGGTTGGTCGCTTCGGCTTCTTCTTTGAGCTTCTTAAGAGTCCAGCGAAGCTTGGGCATACCAAGTTGACCAGACATGAGCTTATTATCATAGATACCTGTATAGGATACCCCAAGTAATCTCTCTTCTTCACAGTTCTCCTTCCACTTCTCATCTAGATAGGGGAAATTACAGGCTGCGGACTGGACCGTGCCTAGTATAGTAGCGATTCTAACCTTTTCTAACAAGGTTTCCAGTGTGTCCTCAGACCGTATCACAACTTCCGTTAAGTTACAGAACTGTTTATCTCGGAGGATAATCTCAGAGCAAGGATTTGTCCCGAAGGAGATACCCTCAATCTCTCGACCAGATTTCTCAGCCAGATTCTTGAGAGCTTCGCGGTTACATATACCACGCTCTCCAGATTTAGAATTATATAATGAGGTCCACTCATCGAGGAACTCAGACATGGTTGGCTTGGTCTCATAGACAGCCGAGTTGTTAGCTAGACGGCGATGCCCTGCGGCTTCCCACCAAGGGCCAGCCTTACAGTTAGCCATCTCTCGGTCACCTAAGTCGCTGAGGGAGATCAAGGCTGATCGTCTCACAGAGCCTACGATGACAATCTCACCAATCATACAGGCCAGATCGTGGATCTCAATGCTCTTGAGCTTCCGGCCACGGGCTGTCATGAACTTATTTACAGTGAACCGAAACAGTTTCTCTAGCGGATCAGGCCCAGAGGCCCTGCCTCCGAAGGTCTTTAGTCGTTCGCCAGCAGGCCTAATCAAATGTGTCTCCCATGTGGGGTGACGGCCAGCAAACAAGGCAGTTAGTAGGCTATGGTAGGCATTAGCCCAGCCATATCGAGAATCCTCGACTACAATAATATTATCTACACAGCGTACAATCTCCTCAGGAACCTCAGGTAGTAGGTTTACCTCTTTAGCCTCACAGGAGAAGCCTACGCCGGTCCCGCAACACAAGATCTGAAGAAGATTAGGTAAAGATCTGATCTCGTTGATCGCAATATACGAACAGTTGTATAAACAAGTGTCATCTACATCAGAAGCGGGACCAGCAGTCATCAAAGCACGCATGCTTGGGAAGACCTCGCGTTGTTGGGTCGCCAAGCGAGCCTGTTTCCACTCGTGATTGTCCAGAGATATACCAAAACGAGCACTCATGTAGTCATAGTACCTATCTACACATTCGAACCATCGTTCGCGTCTCTGTTTTGTTTCATCCCACCTACAATACTTCGATTTCACAATGAATTTTTGAAAGTTATCCATAATTTGTTCTTTATACTCCAACTTTAGGGACCCAAAGGTCAATTTCGTTTGTTATGCTATCATAATCCCCGTTTCGTAGGATCCTAACGCACCTAGCCATGGCAAGAGCCAAGTCTAAGTCCTCAAGATCGCACGTATGCTTAGGAATATACTTTTCATCTGAATACATGTCTATAATATTTTGAATTATGTCCTCACCTTCCCACTTTTTAAGGAAAGATCGAGCTCTTTTGTGCCCTATCCGCCAGAGACCGGGGATTGTATCAGTACTATCTCCTGCCATCCACTGGACCAAGAAGAATTCATCTGCTTCCTCTTCAGTGACATGTACAGGAGCATCTTCCTTGTCCGGATTGAAGTGCCATCCCGGTACACACCTCAAGTCCTTGTCAATTGTCACGGAAACCGCCTCGTAGCCTGAGGCTCGCATCCCAAGGATGTCATCAGCCTCCAGTTTGTCTATAAATTCACAGTTATAGATATCAAACATATAGTCTCGTACTTCTGAGAGATATTCGGGGGTAGGTTGTCCTTCCCGACTCATCTTATAGCGAGGCCAGACTTCTCTTCGGTAGTTATCTTTGCGACTACAGCTGAGGCACATCGTAAACTCTTCTGTCTCAGCTGGCAACCAGTTCTCTAGGTATTCCTCAATCATCTGGGGAATAAACGCAGGGTCATCGGACTCAGCTCTAAAAGCTACACGGTAAGCCACAATGTCAGCGTCAATCGCTGCCTTCGTCGGGCACGGGGGGATCTTCTCCATCCTCAAACTCCTTCATTAAGATATCAATCAGCTCACTGAGCATGTCTTCTAATTCTTCAGTATCATAAGTAACATCATCGTCATCTAGGTTAGTAGTTAACCCAGCTGCCGATACCCCACACCAAATCGGAGCCATAGCCCTAGTCTTTACCCTTAGGGTTTCAGAATCCCCGTCATTGAGGAGATGATAATCAAACCACGCACCTTGCTCTTGGTCTCCCTCCTCGATGTCGTTAGCCATAGCCTCAGATTCGTGTTGTCTCCAATCAGCGTCAGCTTCTGGGAGATCTCTAACCCCCGGAGACATGAAGATTAAGGTTGCGTTGTACTTTATTCCCATACCTACTTCGTTATGGTATCGACAATCATCTACAATAACACACCTTTCCCAAAAGGGATTACCTTTCTCCAACTCTGCCTTCTCTTCTTCTATAATCAGGCTTAAGTCCTTTTCAAAAGCCTCAACCCAATGCGAAGGATTTTCCGTTCGTCTCATAGAACCTAGTTCCTGACAGAAGGATCGGTAATCCTCGGGAGTTTTGTCTTTAGTGTACCCTCGTTCCTTTGCTTCCCTCTTGAGAGGATCAGCGAAGGATAATAACTTAGGAACCAATCCTAAGTCGAATGATTCTTTAGCAATTAGATTAGCCAGCGTACTCTTTCCCACCCTCGCTTGCCCTGAAATAATTATCAACTCCATGTTCTATCTCCTTATAGAGTTTGTGTGGTTCTACGTATACCCCGACTTGAAACCCAACTATCCTTAGTATATAACAGACCATCAACCCACAAGACATAAGCTTGAAAGAGGAAGGTATATACCTAAGCAGTGTCCACCAGAGGACGTACTCTAAGGTATTGCCTATCTTAAAAGCATCGGACTTGATAAAATTAACGATCTGTTTTCTATCAACAACCGCACGGCCTAGGTTGACCCTAAGTTCTTTAGAAGTTGGGTGTTTTTGTGTGTATGCTTTACTGAATACTTTGTAAGGTATAAAAGAAAATCTTCGTTTTGAATTAGACGTAATTACAAACTCATTTCCATCTCCATAACGAATCAGTATGGCTGTGTGTGTTATCTCTTCTCTCGAAAATAAATAGAAGAAACCTAGGAACAACGAATAGATGTTTCCTAACCTCCTATCTACCCTATAGAAGAGCACTATAATCTCTGGGTTCATTGATACATGATCGTCATATGTAACATTGTAGCGAGTGCGTGTTCAATCTTAGCACCCTCTGATCTCTCCCACCCGGTTAACATGTAAATGATATCACACGTAGTGATGTCAGTCAAGTCTCGAGACATAACAATCCGAAGACCTTCTGTGCTCGATAGCTGATCGTCGGTTAAATCTAGTTGCTTATCTTCTTTACAAGGATTAATAATTTTATAAATACCTTGCGAGTTAAGGGCAGCCTCAGCTCTATAGAATTCCTTACGATTAAAATCATGGCAGCCTCTCATAGGGCCTGCGATATATAAATTCAATTGTTCCATTCAATGGCACTCCGACCAATTCTTACCTACTCTAAATTCTCCGTCCATCTTAATACAACAATTAAGAATCTTACCTGCTTGGTTAATAGCCTGACATCCTAGTGTACCTACGATATCAGAGATGACGGGATCACATTCCAACTGCCACTCATCATGAACAGTTGCCATAAAATTCACTTGGCCTTTAAAGGGCTTCAAACTCCGCGACAATAATACCTGAGCTACCTTCATAAGTATAGCTCCATCGCCTTGTAGTTGTACGTTCAAAGATTTATGAGCAGCTCGACAAGGAACCTCTCGGTGATCTAGCAACGTAATGGTTCCTTTCTTCTGCACTTGCCATTCAACATTAGCTAAGAGCTGCTTAAGGGCTGGCATTGAATCCAAGTATTGTTTCTTGATCTCCTTACCAACCTTCGGTCCCTTCTTAACAATCTGCCCTATCTTCAAATCACCAGCACCGTAGATCAAAGCGTAGAAGAAAGTCTTTGCGGATTCTCTGTCTGGTAGACCAGCTGCCTTCTGATTCACGGTATGAATATCATCATTCAGTACCTGCTGAGCGAAAGCTCCCTTGTCCCATCTAGCCATACGACTAGCTAATAGCCGAGCTTCTAGACCAGAGGCATCGATACCTACCTGTACCCAGTCCTTACTAGGTACAAACAAAGACCGTGCTCTACTGTCCCCAGATACCTGTTGTAGATTGGGTTGAGAAGCAGTCATGCGACCAGTTACAGTGCCTTGGGTATTCACTCCTCCGTGGATGCGACCGTCTCTAGATACATTAGCTCTGAGAATCCAATCTTCCACCTGACTCAGTAGTTTTGTGGTAGCAAAGTATTTCACTAATTCCTTTGCCTCAGGGTAAGGTAGCTTCTTAAGGACAGCCTCATCTACTTTAGGGTTACCCTTCTCTGTCTTAGGTGGTTTCCAGTTATACTTGGTAGCCAATCGCTCTGCTATCTGCTTCCGAGAACCGGGGTTAAACACAGTGACCTTATCCTTTAACCTCTTACCTGTCTTATCAGAGTACCTTTCCTCAGTAATTGGTAGGAATATCTGACCAAGATCGTCCTCGATACCTACCTTTTCCATGAGAAGATCGGCTTCGAGGGACTCAGCGGCCTTGAGATTAAACCCAAAGCCATTAACGATTTGATCCGAAACAATCCGTGCGACTTTATGCTCCAACTTTACCGACTTCGAATATTGTTTTGCATAGGCCTGCTCTGCATGGAATATCTTAGTTGTTATAGCTACGTCCTGCTTACAGTAACGAACCATCTCTTCTGTCAGCTGAGAGAAATCGTGGAATTCCTCCTTAGGGAAATCGAAATACTCTCCCCAAGCCTTTAGACTATTAGATCCCATCGGGTGGTTCTGTCTGTCTGGATACATCAACCGAGAAACAATCAATGTATCAAAGAATTTAACATCAATCCGACCATAGTATCTCTCAAGCATTGGGATATCATACATGATGATATTATGTCCGATCAATAAGTCAGCAGTCTTCAGGAAAGCAACGCCTTCCATCATCTCTCCTCGTAGGAATTCCCAAGTTTCGCCTGTGTCTACGTCTTCCACACACATGCAGAAGATATCATCGCCCTCTGGGATAGGACAACCTTTCTTATTAATGACAACTTCGCTCAGGCCGTTGGCCTCGATGTCGAAAGCAAGTCTCATTGTTTAAATCCTTATATTATTTACTGCTTTTTCTGTAGATCCCGTAAGACCTAGGAATTTATTAATTGTTTTGATAGCTATCTCAGGAGTATCTAACATATCCTCAAAGAATATTCTAAAAGCCCTGACACGAGAGTCTCTCCACCACCTCGCTATCGAAGCACTACCAAAGTTAACTATATTCTTGAACTGATGGAGATCTAAGTGCCTATACAGTTCGAGAGACCTCGCACGTTGGCTTAGGGGGTCCAGGCGGCCTGCTTTTATTTCTTTATCCATAACTTCTACATCAAGTATAGCAAGCTGCATAAAGCTTAGGGCCTGAGCGTCTCTGTCCCGTCGATCACAAAGTATAACTCTAGAAGTAAGTCCTTCTGGGATTAACATAGGACCTATAGGTCCTAGTACTTTTACGCCCTTGCCTCGATTTACCTCAGTAAAATAGCTTAGCTGTTTCTCAAAAGGTATATCGTAATAGCCTTGGGGATTGTGCTTGGAGATCCTTTCTTGAAGATCCTCTGGCACGTCTTGGCTGTGGAGATAGCTATTCCCTTGGAAG